GCTACATAAGATTAAGGACCTTGGTTTTACGATAGTAGTAATTCTCGTTAGCAACCAAGTCGTTGGCGGGGTTAGCGCCATCCAGACGGATGAATGGATTGTTGCACAGACCGTAACGGGTCTTGAACGCGATCTTGGGTGCGAAGCTGTTAGGATCAACAGCCCGGACCAGCTGGAGAGGAACATATGGGGCGTAGTATAAACCGGCATCCCAGGCGCTAGCCCCCTTATAACCCACTACGAAGAACTGAGTCGCGGACTGGTTGGAGGTATAGGGGTCCACATAGACCTTATAACGACCATTCAGAACCCCAGCAAAAGTAGTAGAGGCCTCGTCCACATTCAGATTGGTCTGTAGAGCCGGAGCGTAATCCAGAACACCCGCCATAGCCAGAGCAGAAGCTACGTCAGAGGAGCAGATAACAAAGTTACCGCGACCACGACGAGTTTGCTGAGCAATAGCGTTAGCTTCACGCTCAATCTGGAACAGCATACCCTTGAACTTCTCCACGGACCAACGACCATTAGCGTCCACGTCCAGGTTGAAGGTGCCCTGAGTAGCAGTACCTACCCGAGCACCGGGCTTGGCCACTGCGTAGATAGTACGGGTAATTTCGCGGTTAATTTCCGTGAGGATTTCACTTGAGAGGATATTGGAAAGCTCACCTTCAGCGTCCAGACCATGAACAGCCTTGAGGTCCTGGGCCAGTTCTAGACTGTATTCAGCCTTCAGGGCTCGGGACTTGGCTACAACGCTGGTGCGCTCAATGGAGAAAGCCATTTCCTGGAAGAGAGCGTCCGGGGTGTCACCGGGAGCAGCTACGCCCAGAGCTTCAGCAGAAGCGGTGGTCATACCAGTACCAGTGGTATAAGGATTGCCGGAGGCCCAATCAGAACCTGCATGAGTACCAGTACCAGCATAATCGGTATCGGCTTCATTGAAGAGGGCTTCAGTGCGGGGGTCCAGAGGATTAGCAGCGTCGCCAGCATAACGGCTCTTCATGGCAAAGATAAGACCGGTGGGCTGGGTCATGGGCTGTACACCACAGACATCATAGGCAATGAGCTGGGGCATAGCACGACGGACCAGGCTAATAAGGACCGGATCATAGCCGGCTACAGTAGCCCCACCAGTAGTAGCCCCAGCACCACCCAGAGCTAGGCCGGCACCGCCGGACATGGCGGGAACGTCTTCGAACAGGACCTGAGAGGCCTTGCGAAGTTCCCGCTCTTGGTTCTCCAGAAGAACGGCAGTAACTTCCTTGCGGTAGTTGTCGGTGATCTTGGGTAGAGAAGCGTGATCCAGAACCGGAGCCCACTTCTCCATCAGATAAGTACGATTGTAATCAGACATTTAGAGATACCTCTTATTTTTTAATTTTGTCAAGAACAGAAATATAACTCTTGATAGAGGAGTCAACCTTAGGTTGTACTTCTTCCGTCAGAGATACAGGATTATCGGAAACAAATGACGCAGTCTTTGGTGCGGCTGGCTTCTTAACAAAGTAGCTTTCCTTGATCACCTGGGCCTTACGCTCAAATGACTCAACTGAATCTACTTCTAGATCTTCAATCAAATCAAAGAACTTAACCTTATCAGTTTCCACCAGGCTCTCGGCCAGAGATTCGGCAATAGCCTTGATCTGGAGACCGGTGACCTTTTGCTTCAGGTTAATGTTATGATTGATCTGTTCATCCAGTTTACTTTGGAGATCCTGAACTTCTTCTTGGAGAGCCTCCATGACGTCATATTTTTCTTCGGGCACGTCAATGTAATGCTCTTCAAAGAGATTCTTGAGACCACCAATAAAGCCTTCCAGCACTTCGGACTTTAGACCTTGGTCAAGGGCAATTTCATTCTGTTCAATCCACTGCTCAACTACATAGTCGAGGTATCCATCAATCTGTTCAATCAAACCCTTTTTGATTTCTTCAACTTCTTCATTCAGTCGAATTTGATATTGCTCGTCAATCTTGGTCAGTTCTTCCTTGACGCGATTAACGACAGCTGCTTCAAAAATAGTAGCAGCCTTTTCCTTAAATTCTTCAGTCAGCTCTTCCCCTTCAGTCAGAGCCGCTACGTCAGCCGAAACATCTACTGAGATGTCTTCAATCTTCATAGTCTTGGTTGGATTTAGATTCTGTACCACGGACTCATCAGAATCCTTCTCTTCATCCTCGTCTTCATCCTTATCCTCAGGCTCAGAATTCATCTCCTGATCTTCCATTTCCTCATCATCTTTCTTCTTTGCTTCAGCCAACAGCTCGGCAATTTTGCTTTCAACAGACATAAATGTTCTCCTGTTTTAAACTCGTTATTATTTATGGAAAATTAAATTTCACTATTTCCATGGGGTTATTTAATAAATTTCAAAAATTGTTCGAAATCTGTCAGCTTGGCTTCTTCAATTTGGGCCACTTTCATGCGCTGATATTTCTTTTTAAAATGTTCGGCCAACATCCAAGAATTGGAAGAGGCTTCGTAAACCCACTCAGCTTCCTCCATGATGGCGCTCATCCAGGCATTGGGGGCTGAAGGGGTGCTAACCAAATCAATGGCACTGATGGTAAAGTCGTTTTGAACATAATTAACACCATTACGCTCTACCAGAGACCCCATGCCACGAGAAGAAACTGCCAAAGGAATATTGTTTTCAATAAGGCCCTTAGCAATAGCCCCCATGGGTAGGGATTCAAGAATTCGAGCCCGACCCACTACATTTTTCTTGTTCCAGTCCAGGCTCTCAATAACATGAGAAACCCGTTCGTAATCTACGCTGGGGCGATTAGGTGGGTGACCCATTTCTCCCAGGGCTTTGTTCTCTTTAACCAGCTGCTGGTATTTCTTGAGGGCATTATCCATAACCTGACTTTCATAGATGCGGCCGTTGCCGTTCTTAATGTCAG